ATGCTGCCCACAACTCCTTCACTCGCGCATACGAACTGCGGTAGTTATCTACTGCGTTCTTGGCTTGCACCTCAGTCAGCTTAACCCCCATCCCCTCAGCATATTTAACAAGACCTTTAGCTCCTTGGCCAAACATCGCACCAAGGACCGCAGACTTGCTAATCTGGCGTTGTTCCTTCGTGACTTCATCATAGCTGATTCGGTACAGGCTCTCTGCAGCGAAGACTTTGTATTCATCTAATCCCTTTCTGAATAGTTCGACTTTGTCTTTTTGCCCGGCCAAATAGACGCCAACTCGGTTTTCAATTGAGCTAAAATCCACGTCAACGAAGGTCTTTCCGCTCGGGGCCACGATTGCAGAACGTACCAAGCTGGATAGTTGTTGCATCGTTCCATTTGCTCGGCTAAATACCATTGGTATCGCCTGTTCAATTTCTTCATCGCTAATCGTGGGGCGGGCAATATTTTGCAAATTAAGTCCACCACGGCTCGCCCAGCGGCCAGTACTAGCGCCATGATATACCAGTGTATTCCTAATCCGTCCTTCACGTTGTATCTCCATCATCTTAGCGTACTTAGCCACGCTAGTCTGGCTTCCTTCTTGGCGCAACTGTAACACCTTTTTGATACTGTCAAAAATGTTGCTTTGCAGCATTTTTTCAACGGTCTCTGCGGTTAAATCCGGCAGTGGGGCGTGTGGCACCATCTTGTTAATCCACGCCAGCAATTTAGCCCGCTCAGACGGCTTACAACCAGTCAAGGCGACGCACTCTCGGTCAATAGCTGCCTGAGCATCATTGACCGCCTTAACGGCGTTCTGGAGCTCTTTAGGGTCCACTGGAACGCCTCTAAGGTTAATCCGCTGGGTGAGGGTCCAGATGTCCTGCTCGGAGGCTGTAAGGGGCCTTAAAACGCTTCCTATGGCCATCTCTGTGCGTACGTCACCCATACAGTAGTCATACATCTGTTTCAATAGCACAGGATCATTGTTAAATGTTCCATCTTTTTGGGGCTTGCATAGCTTTTGAATAAGTCGTTTACCAATTGGGTCTTTTTGTTCCACAGTGCCCAAAAATATAGCGGCCTCTTCAAGGCTTTGCGGTACGTTGTTGGCTGCTGCTATAGCCATGGAGTCTATACACTGCTCTAATTTAACATCCAGTCCCAGTACATGCTTCATAATGTGCCACTCAAACATGACATTCCAGCCTTGAAATTTAGTCCTATCGTCGAACATAAATGTTGGAATTGCTGTGTTTGGTGTCCACAATTTAACTGGGCCTTGGTCAATAGAATATGCCATGCAAATAACCTTGGTACTGGGATCACTAGCATAAATATCTAAACCGTAAGTTGGTAAATCAACATTACTGCGAACTTCAAAGTCCAAATTAACTAGCATCTTTCACCTTTCTTTTTGTCCAACCATGTTTGTTTTCAACAGAATAAATAGAATGGCAATTAGCACATAATACTTCGCATTTTGCAATTTCAGAAAGAATATCTTCCCATTTTCTTTTAGGATCTTGGGATATATTAAAATTCTTAGTGCCTTTGATATGGTTAAATTGCAAAGCGGAGGGATGTTTATTGTAACCACAATGGGCGCAACCTGTCCTCAATTTTATTTCATTGATTTTGGTTCTTCGGCCTTGTTGATACTCTTTAGTTTTTTGAGATTTATTTGGATTGTGATTCCGGCATTTTGGAGAACAATATTTTTGCCAGACCACTTTTGGTATGTAGGTTTTACTACATAATTGACATGTTTTCACACACACTCCTAAGGATAAAGCTGACGTATCAGCGGAAACTTCTATTCTACTCTTACTAATACGCAAAAAAGGGGGCCGAAGCCCCCAAAACTCACCACCATGTGAAATAATTTTATATCTCGCAGGCTCCCGCTGTACAAGCTAACTGCTGAGCGCCTTCTACGTTGTCTGTGTTCTCTGTAAAGAGTTCCCAGTTAATGACTGGCATCTTAGCTTTGAGTGCTTCGTACTCTTCCTTAGTGCAGGTCTCGTACGGAGCTTGGCGGTATGTGCCGCCATCATACGGCAGGTAAGACACGCCGCTGATCTCGTCAAAGTGTTCCCAAGTCCATGCGCCCACTGTCGGCCAATCCTTCTCTTCTACCGAGATAGTCACTGAGGGCTTGTGTTCGCACCAGTGTCGTTGGTAGGTGAGCCAGAGTCCGAGGTGGTCGATTGGGGTGACTTCGTCTCGGGTGATTCCGTCCGGGGCCTTGATTGGGAAGCTAAACACAGTTGTCTGAGTTGGCTTATAGACGCAGTCTTCCGCAGGAACTCCTTGACTAACCAAGAATTGGCTGAGAGGATCTTTCTTATCTCCGCGTACTCTTCGGATGTAGTATTTAGCGTGTCGTGGATGGATTCCTGAAGCTGAATCAACAAGCTGCGATACTGTGCCACTTGGTTTAACACATGTAATTGCTGCTGACTTAGGGATTCCAAGTTTTGCAGCAAACTGCTCATTTGCCTCTCTTGCTGCCAAGCGGAGCTCTGCGAGGAGTTCATTTAACTTTTCACCTTGTGTTGTGAGTAACGGGTTATCGTAGATGCCAGTGAGTGAGACGCCAAGTAAGCGCTCCTCTTCAGTATTACGTTGCCACACTTTGCGCAAATAGGGGAATTTTGTGAAGGTGGCTTGGATTGTACCAAGGATGGCGGCAAGCCGCACTTTTCGCAGCAGGGTCTCTTTAGTATCGTCATGGCGTACTACAACCTCACTAAGATTGCAAAACTGATAAGGTCGGAGAATGATTTCTGAGCAAGGATTAGTTCCGAATTCAAAATTTGGATCTCTATGCCCGTATTTTTCAACCGTCTTCTTAGCAGCCTCCCGATTAAAAATGCCTCTTTCACCGGAATGGGAGTTGTAAAGTGATAACCATTCTTCCATGAACTTTCCGACAGTAGGTGTTTCGTTATACACCGCACTGTTGTTCGCAAGAGCGCGGTGTGGGGCTGTGTCCCACCATGGCCCAGCTTTAGCATGTCGAATCCTTTCATCATCAAGGTCAGATAGTGAAATCATTGCAGAGCGACGTACGCCACCGACTACAACCACCTCACCAATTTTACACATCAAGTCGTGGCACTCTAAGCTGTTTAGCTTTCGACCTTGTGCGTGTTTAAATAAATTAACAGAAAACTTAAATAGGTCTACTAATGGTTCTGGCCCGGAAGCTCTTCCACCAAAAGTTTTGAGTCGTGCTCCGGCAGGGCGGATGGACCCAACATTCCACTTGGGGATTTCTCCAGCCCAGAGGTTTGCGAGGAGGAGTCGGAGGGATTTTGCCCATCCTTCTTTAGAATCGTGGACTGTAATGGTATGTTCGGAATCGAATAGACGGTCTGGCACTTCCGGCAACTGACTAATATACTTTGACTCGACTGAGAAACCAACTCCAGTGCCACACAGGAGGATAAACATCGCTTCGTCAAACGACTTCGGATCATCAATTGGGAGATAGCTGCAGTTATAGACGCAAGTATTGTCACGGTCGGCACTCTTTCCTGCTGTCATCATGGCTCGCATGGACGGCATTAAGTCAAGGTTATAAATGGCACTACGAATTTCGGTTTTTAATTCTTTGTCTTCGCTAATTGCTGGTGTACGGCTAAAAATATAGTCAACATAGCGATCTACTGTTTCGACCCAGTTTTCACGACGATGCTTCTCGTCTACGAACCGGGCATATCTACTGGCGGCAATGTATTCTTGATACTGATCCATTTATATTCTCTTTGTTATATGGTTAATAAAGGGCAAAAAGGGCGGCCAGTTTCTAGCCGCCCCGCCCACTACATGGGTACTACTAATTACTAAGCGTTGTTTATATACTCAAGTGCAAGTTCTTTTGCAGTTACAAAAACAGTATCTGGGTCCCAGTTCACTGTTGCTGATGATGATGCAAGTGCAAGCATAAATTGCAATGTAAGTTCAGAAAGTGTCGGCATAGTTAAACTGCGAAGTCTGCTGCTGCGGAAGTTGCGCCACCTAACTTCTCACCGTCTTCCAACTTCTGTACGTTGTTCAAACCACAGGCGATGCCCTTAGAACCTTGTGCATTGTACGGATAGAACGTGATTGAAGCGCGGCCGTAGCAACCACTGTAAAACTCATTCATGTCCATGATTGGATTAAGGTCTGCGTCTACAACGCCAGGCTTCTGTGCTGAGTTGGCGTTGATAAAATAGCAACCTGCGTATGCTGGATCATCTTTCTCTTCGTCACCGTCGCGTAAGCCACCTTTAAGACCCTTAGGTACTGAGCCACCAAAATAAGCAGCTGCGCCTGCTTTAGTGTCTTCAAATGCCTTTTGAATCTTGGCAATAGTTTCCTTGTCAGATTTAGGAATAATGATTGATACTGAATACTTTGGTGTGCCGCCCTCAACTGATGCTTTTGGTTGGAACACGTTAGCGTATGAAAAACGAACTTTACCAGTTACGATTTTTACTTTAGTGGCTTGGGTCATACAATTTCCTTATTAACATTAGTACTGGTCTTCAATAGGTGCCAGCACGTCTAACCTTTTACTGTTGTTACTAATACGCAAATCGACTACTTAATATTTCACGATGTGATAAAGTTTAGGCGTCGTACAAAATACCTAACTTATTCATCGCTTGCTTCATTGCTAGAGCCCTTAGGAAGTCTGTCCGATACTCTGGCTCTTCCAAGATGTCTGGCTCTTGTGCTACTACATCTAAAATCTCTTCAATGGCATCTCTAAGCTGCTGTACGCCTTCTCTATATCCACTGCCGGGTAGCGCGTTAAAATCAAATACAAACTTCTCTATTAAGAGGTCCGGTATTTCAAATTCCGAACCGTAACACGATACCATCATAGGTGCCTCTTTATAATTGTAATGTCACCATAACCAACCCCACGTTACCTAGGGCGTACCCTAGGAATGAGATCCCCATGCCTACTTGGCCTTTCATAAAAAATTGAATTGCTACAAACATATAAACACAACCAATAAAACCGATTAACCATGCGTTCATGCAAAGTCCTCCTTAGCGTCTTCTTTGGCCTTGACCAGTTTAGGTGAGCCCTCTGGCCTTTGCACCAAGTCTCCCAGCCAAGTCTTAACCTGCTTGTTTAACTTCTCTAGCTGGGCTAGTGACTTGAGTTTGGGCTGCTCCCAGATAACTTGTGGGTCCATGCCCTTCTCAACTAGCACTGTGGCCGCTAATGCTTGGTCTGATATCTTACGGTGCGTTGTCGTAGTTGATAGTTTGTAGCCCGGAGGTACAATGTTTTTCTCTACTGCGCGGTTAAGTGCGTATTCTTCGACGTCGCTTACCCAAGTGCGTAGCTGTTGCGCCTTGATTAAGACTTGGCTGACTTCTTCTTCGTCGAGGAGGGGCGCTTCTTTGAACTCGAGCTTGGCGAGCTCTGTGTTAAAATCGCTGCGCGCTCTGCACGTCGCTTTGGCTTTGCAGAATTGACACCAGTCACCGGGAAGGAACTCACCGGCGCCGCTCCACGCTTTCTTGGCTTTGGGTTTGACGTAGTAGTTCGCCCAGTCGAGGAGCTTTTCGATGGACGTTCCGTCAGTGGAAATGGAATCAAGTCTTGGCTGGTGGATGGTATAGCTGACTTCTTTGATTTCCGGGTAGTCTTCTTTGAACTTAGAGTAGGCTCCAAGGGCGTAGAGGCGGAGCTGCGTGTTGTCTGTTGCGGAAACGGCCACGCCTTTTCCGAACTTGAGATCGATGACTCGAATGGCGTGCTTAGAAAGTATAACCACGTCGGCCGTACCAAAGCCGTCAGGGACCCAGTCAGAAAAGTCGACACGCTGTTCAAACAGCGGCGTGTCACCCTCACCAATTTGAGAACGAACGTACAATACGTAATTATCAACGTTAGCTTCAAAATCTTCATTGTAGTAGGGAGTGTTCTTAATGATCTCATATTCACGTTCGTATTCCTCAATTCCTATCTGTCCAAAATGGTGTCGTAGTTTAATCTCTCCAAGGGAGTGAGCCATAGTGCCTTCTTGACTGAAGTCAAAAGAACCTGCGGCGCGTTTTTGTTCGGGGAGTGTTGCCTCTAATCTAGCTGATGGTGTGCAGGATAGCCATCGCTTGGATCCTGACGCAGATAGTATGGCATGTGCGGTCATGTTATTCTTTCAATTCGGGTTAGTCGTATATTTACTAATACGCAAATCAGCTACTTTTCCTCAGAATATTTTTTAATATATTCTTGGGCGGATTGCATTATTTTGATTGAATCTCTAAAGCCGCCCAATCCACGATTGCAGTGATTACAAAGCAACCCGCGCACCTTGTTGGTGGTGTGGCAGTGGTCTACGTGGGGTGTTTTTTCAGGCACAAAAGGCAGTTTACAAATTTCGCAAGCATTATCCTGCGCGTCCTTCATCTGCTGGAATTTTTCTGGGTCAACGCCGTACTTTTTAGTGCGAGCGTAGTCCAATTTTTCAACACGATTTTTTTGGTAATATTCTTTTAGGCAAGTATTGCAATGAAACCGATATCCGTCTTTCTTTGACTTGTCTTTCAAAAATTCAGAATACGGCTTTACAATCTTGCACTTAGAGCACTTCTTCATGGAACCCTCACTGGTTATTTGGTGGGTAGCCAGTGAGTGAGCACTGGCAGGGCCGCTAAGCCTGTTCCCCTTTGAATTTTAGATATTTAACTTTGCAATTAGCTCTGTTACCTGAGCGTCAAAGTCTACAACAACTTCTTGTTTAACATTGGCTTTAATCTCTTGGCGATCTTTGTAGTCGTCTGGATATTGGCCGCGCAAAGCAATCTCCGCAACACGGCTATTAAAAGCCTTGTTGTCAATGTTGGCTAGCATCATGTTTTCCCAAAATGCCTGGCCATAAGTAGTGGCTAAAGACATCGTTTCTTTAAACTTTGGGTCTTCTTCTTTCCACTTTGCTGCGGTATCTTTACTAATACCAATTGCGGCGTACATCGCTTTTTGCGATGCACCCTGTTTACCCAGTTCGATGATGGTTTTTTCCATCGCTGGAGTGAATATTTTTTTAGGTATCTTACCCATTAGCACTTCCACCTTTTTAGAGCTGCTGCTTTGCGTGTTGGCTTACCATTTTCGTCCTTCATTGGACCTTTAACGCCAGACATACGTGCGCAAAATGAATCTTTACGTGAGCCACCTTCTGGTTGAGGGGCTTTTAAATGAGAGCCGGTCTCGCGGTTGTACTTCTCGCGACCCTTGGCTGTAAGGCCTGCGCCTTTAGATACTGGTAACTTCTCGCCGCGACCTACTGACAAGGAAACACTGCCGCCTTTTTTCATTGTTGCGGTTTTGGCTGATTCTTTAAATGCCTGTGCTGTAGGTGCGCCTTTGGCACCCGGCTTGCGCATCTTCTCGCCCGAGCCAGCTTTAATGCGCTCTTGCTTTGCGTGGATGTTTGCGTACAAACCGGGTTTAGTTGCCATGATTGTAAAGTTAAAGTAGGGTGATTGTAAAGTTAACCACCCCTTATTGTAAAGTTAAAATATTACTGTTGTACCAGTGATGCGCTTTGCCATCTTACCAAACTCATGGACTTGGGTTTCACTGATAAATTTGTTGATCTCGATTGCCTTTTCCACAATCTCTTCGATTGTTGGGAACTTAGGGGCAAGTTCTTCTGCCTTTTTAGCGCCCTTGTTTAGCAACTCCCATGCAGCCAAATTGGCTTCATGCTGCTTGATAAGGATGTCCTTGGCTGTGTTGAAAATAGAAAAGCGTAGTTCAAATGGGTTCATTTTATTTCCTTTATGTGTGTATGATGTGTGTAAAGTGCCGTCTTTCCGGCTGTCAGGAGTCAAGTCACCTCTCCGTACTTGTACGACCGAGCGTCCCCAGTCCAAAGCAGGGCTTCTTTACGCCCGCAAGGCACGTCTCCCGACGTTCCTATATCTACTAATACGCATTTCAGGGATAAAGCGCCCTATTCTGGGATGATGATCTTACGGACTGGCTTTTCCTTCTTCTTTTGCTCTTCTTCCATCATCTTTCTGAAGGTTGGCATCATCTCGTTGACGATGCCTTTGGTCATGGCTTCAGCTAAAAGGCGGTGCTCCATTTCCTGCTCTGCTGTCGTCTTCTTTGTCTTTTCTTCTACCGCTTGGACAATGTTATTGCCAAACTTGCGGTGCTTTAAAAACTGGCGAATGAAGTTGTCGTTACTCATCTTTTTTAGGTACCTCGGCTTCTAACAACGCTTTGAATTGTGGCTCTCCCTGTGCTTGGATCAGTGCAATCAATCCAGCTGATGCAATGTAGGGTGCCTGCCCAAGAATATGCAGGATTGCATTTACTTGCTTAACAGTAAATTTAAAATCGAGAATCTCATTTTCCAACGGATCCGGTTGTTGCGTTTGGTCTGTCATTTTTTCTTACCTTTCTTTTTGTCAAAATACTCTTTGTCCCACTTTGTGAAGTGGCCATTTTCTAACATCTTTTCAAAGCCGTCCCACAAGCGCTGGATTTTTAAATCGTTCATGTACTTAATAGCATCCAAACGATTGGCAAACTCGTCGTCTGAGAATGGGCCCTCTGATCTGTCAAGGTGTTGTCGTACCAACTCATCAATTGCCTCATTAGTTTCCCAAAGTTTGATGATGTCTTGCTCTAAATCAAAACGATCATATTGCGAGAATAGTTTCATTTTTTCTTCCTCGCTTTTTTAACTTCTTTATCAAATTCGCCAAACGGAAAGTACCAGTTGCCTAATACTTTTAGCGCTGCAGCTACTTGTTGGTACGCCTCAAAGTCATCCTCATGCAGGTGCTCGCCGGTTTTGTTGTGCAGCTTGATGTCATCCATCAAGTGTACGTAATCGCGCAACAGCGCGCCTTGGATAATACCATCGACACAATCGTCATCAATTTCAATAATCATTTGCCACACTCCTGTTCGTGGTTGATTCGTTTTGCTATTTCTCTTTCGATGTACCAACGTGCTTTGCGTAGGTCTTCTATCGCGTCTTTTTTTAAATCACAACGCCAAATATATTTGAGTGCGTTACCGAGATTAAATCCCATGTGCTCTGTAATTTGAATGCACTCGATTCCGCTAGGGTGCGCGGTATAATGCTTAGGCTGGTTGACTGGATCGTTCATGTCTCATCCTCTTGAGTTCATTTTCCACTGCTTGACACTCTTCCGGGCTCTCACAAACCCAGATTCCCAATAGATCTTTGTATAAGCTAGTGTCAATATCTTCCACACCAGCAAGCGTTTCCATAACATAATTGCCTTTGTATTTGTGCTCTACAATAAAGTAGCTCATAGCTTTAATTCCTTCTTAATAAACTCAACGCCCTTGAGAAAGTGATACCGCCAGTATTTCTCAGACACGTTGGCCTCGATGTGTGTGAGACCTTCTAAAAATGCTTCAAGCACAAACCGCTCTTTCGCTGGCATCTTATCGGCTATTAGTCGCTTGATGTCCAATATATCTTCGGCGCTCCACGGCAAGAAGGCCTCTACTAACTCTGTGGAGATACCGTCATTGTCATCTTGCTCGATAGGGTCTAACTCCTCGTCAGATAGGCGAGGAGTCGCGGCGTTTATTTTGTGTTTGGTTTTTGTTCTCATGGCTATACTAATACGCATTTTAGGTCGTCTAAAAGTGCTTCTTGCAAATTTATTTTTCCGTCCAAAACTTTAACAACTTGCTCGTCGATGCTATTAGACACAGTTAGGTGGTGTATGATAACCGGTTTTTCTTGCCCTTGGCGGTAAATACGTGCGTTGGCTTGGATGTAGTTCTCTGAACTCCATGGTAAATCAAACCACACCGTCTGTGCTGTGTCTCCAACGTTGCACTGTAGATTAAGCCCGATACCCCCACTTTGGGGATGGGCAAGGAGCATACGAATCTCGCCACGACGCCACGCTTCAATGTTGTCATCGTCCAGCACCACAGCCTGCGGGAATTGAAGACGTATGCGTTGGAGCGAGTGCTTAAAGTGGTAGAATACCAGTGTAGGGGAAGAGGACTCTTCCATGATCGACTCAAGATATTCCAGTTTAGAACGGTGTACTTCTTGAGTTTCTCCTTCTTCATTATAAACCGCTCCCGATGTGAACTGGAGGAGCTTGTTCGCCAGTGCCGCTGCTGTCGGAGCTGTGATCTTTTCACCTTTGATGTCAGCGACCATGTCTTTTCTAAGCTCGTCATATTTTGCCCTTACATTTTTGTCGATTTGAATCTTGTGGTACAGCTTGGTGCACTCGGGCAGCTGCAGATAGTCCTCAGCTTTGAGGCTGTAGCAGATGTCTGAGATTTTCTCTTGGATTTGCATGTCCGCGCCCAGCTTGAGCTTCCATGAGTACACCACGCGGGTGTGCCGGTTCATCTGGTCTGGCACCATGTACTTGTCCCTAAAGCGGGTGAGGCTAGTCTCTAGGCGTTGGCCTAAGTCCAGTATACCCACCTGAGACCAGAGATCAGACATGCCCTGAGGGGTAGGTGTGCCAGTTAGGATTACGCGCCTCTGGAAGCCCTTTAAATGCTTCTTGAGTGCCTTAAAGCGCTTAGTGCTGGGGTCCTTAAATCGGCTAGACTCATCAATCACTAAGTTAGTAAACACTAACTTAGGCTGAACGTCACAGAGCCACGCCACGTTTTCTAGGTTAATCAGGTAGATGTCTGCTTCCGAAGTCAAGCCTGACAATCTCTGCGCCGGCGTCCCCATGATCTTGGACACTTTGAGGTGCGACAGGTGGTCCCACTTCTTTACCTCGGCGTCCCAGACCGTCTCCGCTACCCTCTTTGGCGCGATGATCAAGGTCTTGCCCTCGAAT